TGTTTTGAACTCTTAGCAAAGGACGCACCCAATGTCGATGCATCTACACCATCCCAGTCTTAGTCTCAACGGTCGTAAAAAAGGCAAGGTCAAGTTTCGTAATGCAGACGAGGCTCGCAAGGCACGTGAATTAGATACCTCGTGGAAAGAATTAAAAAAGAAGTGGGACGTGGATGCTGAAGAAAAGCGTCGTAATCGTGCCTTGAAGGCCGAACCGCTTGATTATAAACTGACCACTCCTGCTGGTCGTAGCACCGCGCATATACCCAGTCTGTCAACTCCTGGTGGATCTACAGCACCTGTTTACAAAGTTTATACAGGTACCAAGGTCAAAGGTATTGCTACCATGCACAAGTCAAATGCTGTGCCTGTGTTCTCAAACGAAGAGGCTGTGGAGATTTCCAGAATGCGACGTGGATGAAAGATCTGTATTCCACACCCGAAGCCAGACTGGACACTATACTGGGCGAGGTTAGTTTCTGGGCACAGATGCAACGATGCAGACTATCTGAAGAGGGTGAGAAGAATTGTCGCACAGGCGCAGACACAATCACATGGTTTAGAGACACTTGGGGCATACAACTGTTACCCTCAGATGATACCATATTTGGATTTCAGCGTGGAGTCAACATTGTGGATGAGCAAAAGTACATGATATTTTTATTGAAGTGGTCATGATTAAAAAACGTTTATTAACCTATAAGGGAGATTTTGTAATGGGTGGTATGTGGGAAAAAGATGAAGTGGTGCGCCTGCTCAAAGGCGTGCCGGGCACACAATATCAAGAAGCAGACGATCAAGTCAAAGAACAGATGCGTGAGTGGATCCGTGGTCTGTTACAGAACAGCGCAATCAATGTAACATTCACCAAAGCCGACGGAACCGATCGTGACATGCTGTGTACTCTAGATCACAGTAGGATTCCGGTTAGCATAGCAAAACCAGTGCAGTCAGTAGATGGTATTGTGCGTGAAAGTCGGAAGCCTCGCAAAGAACCTGACCCACATAGTATTCGGGTGTTTGATTTGCAAAAACAAGAGTGGCGCAGTTTCCGTTTTGACAGACTCCGAAAGGTCACAGCCACCTTGGATTTCCAATAAGTAATACTCAATGGCAAAAGAAGATATTATAAACATGGAGGGTCGAGTAGAAGAAGTACTACCAGCCGCCATGTTCCGGGTAAAAATAGACAACATCAACAACGTGGTACTAGCACACTTATCCGGGCGTATGCGCAAGAACAACATCAAAGTCCTCTTGGGAGATCGGGTAGAAATGGAATTTAGCCCATATGATCTTACCAAGGGACGTATTACTCGTCGCAAATAAATACAAGATGGAATTACGCAACCACATCAATCTTGTAGAAGCAAGCACCCGTCCAGCAAAACTGGAAACTACCCCTCTCCCTTACGGTGTCAAAGACCTTGAGCCTGTGATGAGCAGAGCCACTATCGACTATCATTTTGAACACCTAGCCAAAGGCTATGCAAAGCGTTACAACGCAGGAGAAGGCAATGCGGATTTTAATCGTGCTGGCAGTTTTCTACACAATAAATTTTTCCCTCAGCTTCGGGCTCCCAAGGGCGCAAACAAGCCCCGCGGTGCAGTACTCGCGCTGATAGAAGAAAACTTCAAGACTTGGGAAGATTTCAAGGAGCAGTTTAAAGAAACTGCAATGAAGATCCAGGGGTCTGGTTGGGTTTACTTGAGCACTGGTGGTACAATCAAAACAATCCCCAATCATCAAGTTCGCACTGATATCTGCTGTTTAGTAGACTGGTGGGAACACGCCTGGAGTTTAGACTACCAGTGGGACAAAGAAAAATACCTAGACAATATCTGGAAGATTATTGACTGGGACGTTTGTAACGAAAGACTATAATGATATTAGAAACTGGTGCTGTGGCTAAATTACGTGACCTAGTTGCTGAAGAGGGCAATCCTGGACTCATGTTACGAGTGTTTGTTCAAGGTGGAGGATGCTCAGGAATGAGCTATGGTTTCACATTTGAAGAAGTGCAAAACGAGGACGACTTTGACTTTGCGTATGAAGATGTACGGGTTGTAGTAGATAGCATGAGCATGCAATATCTACAAGGTGCCTCAATTGACTACAAAGAAGATTTGATGGGTGCCAGTTTTGTGATCAACAATCCACAGGCGCAAACCACTTGTGGTTGCGGAAGCAGTTTCTCAATTTAACTGTAGTAAGCGATTGTAAAGTCTCTCCAACTACCGCTTTGATAAACCTGCGGTAAATTACTAGTAGTATTGTAAACCATATCCCCATTGCTTGGAGACAACGCATCAATTTGAGATTGTGTTAAGTTAGGCAATCTAAATGCACTAGTAGTTCCGGTGCTAATCACAGTGTTAGCAATCACCACATCAGCAATAATAGTGTTAGATGTAGTAATATTACCAGTAGCAGATATACTGCCAGTGGACGAAATATTGCCACCACTCACATTACCAGTTGTTGAAACAGGACTACCAGCAGGAATAGTTACATTACCAACAAAGTTTGCCCCGTAAACATTACCAATTGCACTTACTGTTCCACTGGTTAAAAGATTGCCCCCGGTGATATTGCCGGTGGTGCTCATTGCGCCACCTGCTGGTGGGATCACATTGCCAACAAAGTTTGCACCATATACATTGCCACCTGCGGACAATATTCCTGTGGTTACTACATTACCAACAACATTACCAACAATATTACCAACAACATTACCAACAAAGTTTATGCCGGTGATGTTGCCACCTGCTGATATTGTGCCGACACTGGTAATATTACCTCCTGTAATATTACCCCCTGACGTGACCGATCCACCAGCACTTACTATACCAGCTGTGAGTAAATTACCGCCGGTGATGTTGCCAACTGAAACAATTGAATTGGAACCTCCCAGTTGATTTAGAACAAATGCTGTGGTAGCAATTTGAGTTGTAGAAGTGCCATTTGCGGCAGTGGGTGCTGTGGGTGTACCAGTAAATGCAGGACTGGCTTTTTGTGCCTGAACATAATCTTGACTGGCCAATGCTGACCAGGCATTGGCGCTGTTGTATGCAGAAAGAACGTCTGTGGAACTGTTGTACCAAAGTTGTCCTAGAATTGGTTGCAATGGTGCAGTTGAGTTGGCAAAATTTTCCAACAAATACACGTAGTTTTCGTTTTCGTAGGTACCGTAATCTGTTACTGCCCGGCCTACTAGGGCCAAGTCTGTGGCGGTGGTGTTAACAGTACCGTCTGCAACGATTGCAATTACATTTCCACGGCTGTTGTTGATAATATATGACATTGATAGCTCCGAATGCTTGTATTTAGCGATAGATTGGGTTCGCAAGCCTGTGTACAAAGTTTGGTAAATACAGCACTAGGACTGCAAATTTATGACACAGCAAATAATCAATGTAGGAAACGTGGCCAACGATGGACAAGGTACTCCGCTACGCACAGCGTTTCAGTATATAAACAGCAACTTTACTGAACTTTATAATAGTGTATCCACACCAACAGCATTAGCCAATTTAACTGCTGTAGCAGGTGCTCGTGCATTTGTTAACAATGGTAATTTAGTAGCAACAGGTAATTTTGGAGCTCAAATTGGCAGTGGTGGTTCAAATGTTGTACCTGTGTGGAGCAACGGCACCAACTGGTACGTGGGATAATCGATGAGTCAACCAGTTTGGATTACCCCTGTAGGTAGTTTGGGAACCATACCCGAAGGTATATTTTATCAAAATACACTGTTGGTAGTTGCGGGCGCACTGCCCAACACCCCTACCTGTACGGCTACCACAGCAGGCACCAACATCATCACCTGTACCAGTACTGAAGGGCTGTATCCAGACCTCAATGTTGTGTTTAGCGGCAATGTATTTGGTGGTGTTGATCCTGCCATAAGATATTTTGTATTAGATGTGATCAGCGACACAGAGTTTAGAATCACCGACACAGAGTTTAGTGCTATTCCTGTTGCATTAACAACTGACACTGGCACAATGACCGCAGAATTCAGACAGCACGTTTACTACACCCTGATTGCTGGTAATTTACCACCGGGTATCCAAGTTTCAGACAATGGATTGATTGTGGGTGTTCCTAGTGCATTGGCAAGTATACAAGGCGTACCGTTTGATGTCAATAGAGATGTAACCAGCAAATTTACCATTAGAGCGTACACACAAACTGCCACTGGCACAGTTGATCGCATTAGAGATCGAACATTCACACTCACTGTAATCAACACCAATGCGCCAGTGTTTACTTCCCCCGGTGACCTTGGAACATATTATGATGGTGACAGATTAGATATTCAACTTGGCATTACCAACGTTGGACCAAACAATCCTGCTGTGGTCAGTTTGATAGGCGGTCAATTGCCAGGTGGAGTTTATCTTAGTCCCACAGGATTAATATCGGGCTACATTCAACCGTTTGCCAACGTCGATCGACCGCCCGGTTACGATCTCACTCCCGAAGATGTATATCCGTATGACTTTGTTACCAGTGCTATAAACAAAAACTATCAGTTTACTCTGCAAGTTACAGATGGCACCTCAACTGATATAAAAACATTTAGCTTTTTTGTATATGACCGTTCTACACTCAATGCCAGTACCACACAAATCACAGCAGACAATAGTGTGATCACAGCCGACGAAGGTGAAGAACGCAAACCGTTTATTGTAAATTCATTACCATCAAACTTGGGTACTGTGCGTAGTGACAACTACTATGCACATCAGTTTATTGCCAATGACTACGACACTCCTGATCTCAAATTTGCCATCAGTGTGAACGTGGGATCAGGACTTCCTCCGGGACTAGGAATTGATCCCAATTCAGGTTGGTACTATGGTTATATCCCCGATCAAGGTGTGACTGAAGTTGAATACAGTTTCAATATTGTTACCTACCAGGCTGACTTTGTAGGAACACCGATTACTTGTACCGCTACTGCATTCAATACCAATATTATTACCTGCGATAGCACATCACAGATCAATCCAGGGCAACCGATTGTGTTCACTGGCACCAGCTTTGGAGGTATCACTGCTTCACCAACGCAGGTGTATTATGTTCTCTCAGTAGAAAGCGACACAGAGTTTACTATAACCAACAACCTTGGTAGCAATAGTGCGGTAACATTAACAACATCAACTGGTTCCTTGGCAGCCAACTTGATCGTTGCAAGTAGCCCATATCCATTTACGCTAACAGTTAATGGGGCCGTCAATGCCGAAGTAATTTGGTCTACACCTGCTGATCTCGGGTACATCGAAAACGGTGCCACAAGTATGTTGGTAATACAGGCAGAGAACACAGGAGGCCGTGCTCTAAAGTATCGTCTCAAGCCAGGGGCCGGTCCTGCACAATTACCATATCCCTATGTGCCTGGAGTATACAATCTACTACCACAAGGGCTGAAATTATTAGACTCTGGAGAAATATCTGGGCGAGTAACCTTTAATACCTTTGCCATTGACCTAGGGTCAACAACATTTGATGCCACGCAATCTGTAGTAAGAAATATTTCTATTCAAGAAACCACATTTGATAGTACTTTTACATTTACCGTGAATGCCTACGCAGAAGATTCTCAACAGGTACTTTACAAAGTAAATTCAGTTGAGGTGCTTGATGGCGGATCAGGATACAGTGCAGTAACCACTCCAGTGTTGACATTTAACACACCAATAGGAGCAACAGCAATTCAGGCACAAGCAGGCACTGTCACTGTGAGTGGTGGTAAGATAACTGCTGTAGCAGTCGAAAATGGTGGTAATGGATACACTAGTCCTGCTATCTTGACAGTCACTGAAGGGTTCGGCGGATCAGGGGCAGTACTACAATCCATAATGAAACCTACCGGTACCCGAGACGTTGTGAGTGTGGACAAAACATTTACCGTACAGGTTCGACGTGTTTACAACAAGCCTTATCAGAACCTGTTGATTGAAGCCATGCCACCGGCTAATGATCGTGCCACAATAACAGAGTTGTTGAACAACCAAGAAATCTTTGTGCCAGATTATATCTACAGAATAGATGATCCATACTTTGGCAAGAGTGAACGAGTGATATACCAACACGCATTTGGTCTTGCCCCCGATACGTTAGAAACTTATGTACTCAGTTTGTATGAAAATCACTACTGGAAAAATCTTGTGTTGGGCGAAATTGATACTGCTCAGGCTATAGATCCTATCACAGGCGAAGTGGTATATGAAGTTGTATACAGCAAAATCATAGATGACCTTGTGAATGCATCGGGGGTCAGCGTGAGCAAGATTGTAAATCTTCCTTATTCCATCACGGATCCAGGTGATGGCAGCACACAACTCACACAGGTGTATCCTAATAGCCTAGTTGACATGAGAGATCAAGTGATTGACGTGGTTGGACAAATATCAACCAAACTTCCACTGTGGATGACTTCAAAACAAACCAATGGAAGAGTGTTAGGCTTTACTCCAGCCTGGGTCATGTGTTACACCAAACCTGGAAGAAGCCGACAAATTGCTTACTATGTACAAACACAATTCCAAGGACAATTAAACACAGTAGACTTCAAGGTTGATCGATATATTCTAGATCATACACTAAGTCGTAACTGGGATACTGTAACTCAAAACTGGACACCAAAACCTAGTTTGACCACATTTGATAGATACGGATCAGGATTACTTCCATTCATTGGATATGTTGATATAGCCACACGTTTGGCCTACTCTGATGTTAATCAACAGACATTGGATTATATTACTAGCCTTGGCGGACTTGATGGAATACTATCTAACATCAACGGAAACACTTTAATCTTTACCAAGCAGGAATACTACACTGACTACGCCACTGCCGATGATGCTTGGCAAGACTATACTACTCTTTATGACGGTGGATTATATGATCAAGGTGATGCAACAGATCCATCTGCACCGCCACCACAAAATATCGACTACCCTGTTGAGTCATTTGACGACAGTTATACTATTCCAGGTGGATACACTTATGACTGTACTAACACTTATACCAGCACTGATTATATCAAAGCTTCAACTACTGCGGGTATGCAGGTAAATGATCCTGTGTGGTTTACTGGTAGCACCTTTGGTGGAATACTTACTACCAATGCCGCTAATGGACTGACTCAAATATACTATATTACCGAAGTGGTCAAAACTACTTGTACTATTACTGCGGCAGGAACAAACTTAATAACTTGTGCTAGTGCCACATATTTAAATACCAATGATGTGGTGTGGTTTACCGGTACTACATTTGGAGGTGTAGAAGCATTGACCGCAAGCAACACTATTCAACAATATTACGTGACCAAAATATCATCTACAACATTCAAGATTTCACTAACACAAGGTGGAGGATTTGTTACTTTATCAAATGCAACAGGATCAATGAATGTAAACACGTCATACTTTACTGTAAGCGAAACACAAGGTGGTACTAATACCACCTTGACCACAGCATCGGGTGGTATGCTTGTGAACTTTGGCAACACAAGAATGGCCGTCTACACCATATCGGTGGACCCTGTGACTACACTTGTGACTCTTACTCCCACAACACTTACTGCACAAACCCAATATGTACAAATCACTCGCGGACGCAGATATAAAGGCGCTCAATTGTATTACCCGACAAGCCCGGCACAAGGATATACATTGATCAACTGGCTCCCAGTACCAGAATCTAGCTCAAGTGAAACCACATTTGACGCGGCAAGCATGGCGTTTGAACAACCAGTTGATATGTACGATCCCACCGATCGGGATGATAAATATCTGGTATTTCCCAAAGCCAATATATTGGTATAACTAGGACAAAAAAGAATGGCAAGTCAAATTAACCCAAACGACATCGACGGAGCATATCCGGTTGCTGGACAAGACAATAACTCACAAGGTTTTCGTGATAATTTCACCAACACCAAAACAAATTTTACTTTTGCGGCAAACGAAATTACCGACTTGCAAAATAACGCAGTATTAAAGTCTGCACTAAACGGAACCACGCTGGACAACAACATGGGTGGAAGTTTGCTATATGATGCTACTATACAGGACTTTGGGGCCACACGAGTAGCATTAGGCTCAGTATCTGGATCAACTACCGTTAACTACGCTTCTGGACATTATCAAACGCTCACAACTGGTGGCAATGTAACGTTGACATTCAGCAACTTCCCTGCATCGGGAATACAGGCCTGGGTAATTGTAAGAGTTACTGTGGCAAGTGTTGCCCACATATTAACATTGTCTTCGGCAGTGGGCACAGGTGCTAGTTCTGCTTCAGTTTTGGGTATTCAAGGTATCAGCAGTAATGTTATTACCTTTAACGAAACAGGCACATACGAATTCCAGTTCCATACAGAAGACGGTGGAACCACAATCTATCTTAGCGAACTAACTCGTCCAAGAAACAGATTTACTAATCCATTGCTTTTAACCGGAAGTGAAGACCTGGCTGCCAGTGGCGCCGCTAGTCTTGCACTTACAACCAGCTACTTCACAACCGCCGCCGCAGAAACAGCCACCTTGGCTGCAGGCACAACCGGACAAATCAAGGTGTTCAGTGCCGTAAGTATTGCCGCAGGCAACATGGTCATCACAGTGACCAATGCTGGATGGAAGAGTTCAGGTACAGGCACTATTACGTTTGGTACAATCGGTGCAGGTTGTACTTTACAGTACACCAACAGCAAATGGTTCTGCATTGGCAACAACGGTTGCACCTTCGGCTAACAAACACTTGACAACCCAGTTGTTCTAGTGTAAACTAACAACATGGAACATCCTTTAATCGGCGACATAAATGACTTGACCATTGATGAACTCAGTGCCCGGGTCAGCGAACTTTCCAACAAACTCAATATAGCCGCAGGAACGGGTAATGCCCATTTATGCGATCAAATTAGAATGGCTCTGGAAACTTTTCGAAACAAGTACCAAGATAAATTAAGAGATTCTTACAAGAAACAAGAAGAAATCAACCACATCAACTTTGACGACAAAATCAATATCAAATGAACGTTAGACTACAATACGATTTAGAATTTCTTGCAGGTGTCTACTACGAAGATCAACTGCAAATGAACAGTTACACAGTGAGCCTCAACTTGCTGACCAAGACCAAAGATTCTGCCAGCACCAATATTGCCCTGGATCGAGCCAAGGCATTTGTGCATGGTGCATTAGAAAGTTCGGTCTTTATAAATCAAGATAATATGGAACGTGCCGAGTTCATGCAAATGATAGGCATCAATGTTACCACGTTGCCTGAAGAACCAGTTGACCAAATCATTGGAATGATGTTATACTACAAACTTAATGCTGTGATGGAAGGGCGCATGATTGTAACTGGATTAGATATTTCTAGCACACTAGGTGACTCAGTTTGGTATCAACACGACGAGGATGATGCGGCTGGACCGTTTACTGCCGATGGTTGGTGGAACCGCGCCAGTATGCAACACGAAACAATAGAGCGCGATCCTGAACCGGGCAATATTGTCAAAGTAATGTCAACAGGTTGGTATGAATTGAATCTAGAGTGGCCCGAGAACACCGCAACAGTCAGTGACAACACGGTAGTATTTGCAAACTTTCCAAAAAATGAGAAGTAACCAGTACGGAGAAATAGTACTTGACGAAACTGATCTTTGTGATTTAATCATGCAAGGTCGCGATCTCTCACAAATGAAATGTGTAGTTGATTCAAATGTAGATATAGAATCAGCAATTCAGTTGTTGGAAGATCCAGGACAATTAGTGTTATGGACATTCCCATACAACAGCGATATTAGTGTGCCTGACTGGGATCACATACAACAACGCAACTGGCACATGCCCGATGAATACAAACAACTGGATGTGGCTGAACACGTGGTTGGGTTATGTGACACACCCGAAAAACTGCAACGTGTGGGGCACGAATTATTATTGTATCAAGAGCGTGGTCTGTTTGATTTACTGCGTTACTTGAAGTATCTAGTGGATGTCATGCGAGACAATCATGTGATTTGGGGTGTAGGCCGTGGATCTAGTGTGGCCAGTTATGTGCTATACCTGTTGGGTGTACACAGAATAGATTCGATGTATTACGATTTAGACGCAGAAGAGTTTTTGCGTTAAATATTATTTTAGGAGATAGCAATGACAAATGAAGTATATAAATCAGCTGGTGGTAAAACTGTAGATATGGGTGCATTACGTTTACAAAACGAAAAAGTTCGTGCTGTGGGCAATATGCGTGTGAACGCTCGCGGTGATGAAATCAACGACAACAACGAAGTAATTCGCACAAGAAACGAGCAAGTTAACAAACAGTACAAGGCACAAACTCGTATGCCACTTCCTAGCTCAAAGGATACACAATGACCAAACTTGCTTTTGAAGCACATAGGTTCAACCGTGATCAACTGAAACCACTCAACGATGTGGTTATTGTAGGCGAGATGACTTTTACCGAACGCTTTACCAATACTGGTATTGTGTTGCTCAGTGACAATGGCAAAACTGCAGGTATTCGACCACGTTGGGGGCAGGTATATGCTGTGGGTCCAGATCAAAAGGATGTGCAGGTGGGCGAGTGGGTTTGTATTGCACACGGGCGTTGGACACGTGGGATTGATATCGAAGACGAAAACGGCAAACAAACTCTGCGCCGGGTTGATCCCAAAGACATCTTGATGTCAGCTGATGAACAGCCAGATGACTTAACATTTTCAGATGCAGTACAAGCAGAAGCCGCACCTAGCCATATGCAACACTCATGAAGATAGACTGGAATGTCAACCAAGTTATCAGTGAGTGTCGCAAAATGTATGCCGGGGCAAATGATCCTTATGTAACAGGTTATGTCAATTGGCCTTGCAAACAAGACTTGTATCGTGTAAAATTTGCTATAGACGAGATGTTGAAAAACACTAGTGGATTTGCTGGTGAAGCGGAATGGCTAGAGCAACTGGAAAAAGAACAAATGTGGAAAGCATTAAAAAATGGAAATTGAAGTACAACCTAAAGACCCAAGCAAGGGACATTTTTATGTGAGCCTTGTAAAGAGTGGTGTACGTATTATAGCAGGTGGATGTTTGATTACAGGTAACTTGCTAATGGCAGGTGTTTGTTTTATAATGGCAGAAGTATTAGGTATTGTAGAGGAATTGGTATGAGCAAGGGTTCAAGACCACGTCCATATTCAGTGGATCAGGAAACATTTGGCAACAACTATGATGCTATATTCAAAAAGAAATCAACATTCAAAGATCTAGAAGAAGATGCCGACGAGCGTGCAAGATTAGCAGAACTTGAGAACTTGAAACAAAAGGAAAATAATGAAAGAACTATGGGTTGAAAAATATCGTCCCAGGACTGTGGACGGTTATGTGTTTGTGGATGCTGGTCAACGAGAACAAGTGCAACAATGGATACAAGATGGGACTATTCCACACTTGATGTTGAGCGGTTCGGCAGGCACAGGTAAAACAACTCTAGCCAAACTCTTGATCAACGAACTGGGCGTGGACGAGTATGATGTGATGTATGCCAACGGATCCAAGGAAGCACGTAAGGTTGAGTGGGTCGATAAACTGATCTCATTCTGTCAAACAATGCCGTTTGGCAAGTTCAAAGTTGTGCTGATTGACGAAGCAGACTATATGAACCCAAACTCTGTACAACCTGCACTTCGTAACCTCATGGAAGACTACAGCCAAACAGTGAGATTTATTCTTACCTGTAACTATCCTTCAAAGATTATCCCGCCACTGCACTCACGCTGTCAAGGATTCCAGATTAACAAAACTGATCACACAGAGTTCACTGCCCGTGCCGCAACTGTGTTGGTCACAGAAGGCGTGGAGTTTGACTTGGATATGTTGGACACTTATGTCAAAGCCACATATCCAGACTTGCGTAAGTGTTTGAACTTGTTGCAACCCAACTCACAGTCGGGCACACTTGCACCACCCAGTGCGGCTGACAGAAGCGCAAGGGACTGGAAGTTGGAATGTGTGGACCTGTTCAAACAAGGGCACATTAAACAGGCAAGAACATTGTTGTGTCAAAGTGCCACACCAGAAGAATCAGATGCCATATTCCGTTGGATGTATGACAACTTGGACTTGTTTGGGCGGACTCCGGAGCAACAAGATCAGGCTATTGTAATCATACGCAATGGCGCGGCCAATATACCTTTGGTTACAGATCAGGAAATTAACTTGAGTGCTACTTTAATTGAACTTGGCAACATCACTTGAACCCAAGATAGATACTGCTAACAGGATCACATTCCTGTTGGACTGGGAACTCACAATGAAGTGCAACTTGGATTGCAGTTATTGCGAAACAGGTATCTATGGCGGACACGATAACTCACAACGCCATCCTCCATTAAAAGACTGTTTAGAGACCATTGACTTTATGTTTGAGTATGTGGACATTTACATGGCCACTAAACCTCGAGGCATTCGCTATGTAGTACTGAATGTATATGGTGGAGAGGCCCTGCATCATCCTGATATTATAGATATTCTAAATACAGTACGTGAACGTTATCTTCCTTATCAAGACCGATGGCACTTGACAATCACCACGACCACAAACGCTATCATAGCGCCACATAGACTGGATCAAATCATACCCTTGATTGATGAGTTTACTGTGAGTTATCACACTGATAATACTGCAGATCAAAAACAACAGTTTCGTGAAAATTTGTTAAGAATCAAAGACGCAGAACGCAGACAAAAATGTATAGTGCTCATGCACTCCGAACCTGACAAATTTGCAGATGCCCAGCTCATGATTGAATGGTTGAAACAAAATGATATCAAACACTTGCCAAGACAATTGGATCATTATCGAGAAGACGACTTCAACTATAATCAACAACAGGTGGTTTGGTTTGAAGGTCTTTACAAAAAATCTCTAGATCATTCCGCAATGAAAGATGGCAAGGCAGATTTGGCCAACACCGGGCGATCCTGTTGTGGTGGCAGAGAATTGTGCGAAAATCAAAATCGTCAATCGCCACAAACTTTTGTGGCCAACAAGTTTCCTGGATGGTACTGTAGTGTAAATCACTTTTTTGTTTATATCAAACAGGTCAACGGCGAAGTTTATGTGAACAAAGATTGCAAAATGAATTATAATGGTAAAGTAGGACCAATTGGAAACTTAAACCATACTCAACCTATATTAGAACAGGCTCGAAACCCACCAATAATTCAATGTGCTCGATGGCGATGTTTCTGCGGACTTTGTGCGCCCAAGGCCGCTGACTTAGATACATACAAATCCATTATGAGGAAATATGAGATACCTAATTCTAACTTACTACCAAAAGGCTAACGGCCAAATTGACGAAGTAATGGCTGTGGCCAAAAGTTTAAAGCGTCGCGATCACCAAACGGCAAATGTGATACTTGACTTCCGAACCCTTTCTGTGTTAAAATGTAGCATGAGCGGTGTTAATGTTCCTAGAGACTTTGACCGCATTGCGGAATACTACCACCAACACTATGAATCAACCATCTCAAGGTTGCTTAAAGAAAATGGATATGAAATTGTCAAGCCAGAACCCACAAAAGAAGAAGTACAACCCCAACCAGCTGATCCTAGTTGATGCAGATGGTGTTCTCCTAAACTGGGAGTATGCCTTTGCCATCTGGATGGAACAGCACGGACACGAAAAGCAACCTGGATCTGAGTTCATATACGACATCGGTGAGCGTTACGGAATCTCTAAAGACCAAGGTCGCAAGCTGATCAAACTGTTTAATGAATCAGCCGCAATTGGCTTCTTGCCTCCGCTACGTGATGCCATGTACTATGTGAAACGTCTACACGAAGAACACGGCTATGTGTTTCATTGCATCACAAGTTTATCAACAGATGTCAATGCACAACGCCTGCGTGAAATGAATCTCGCCAAACTGTTTGGTAAAACTGCTTTTGAACAGATTGTTTGTTTGGAAACTGGTGCAGATAAGGACGAAGCACTAGAGCCTTATCGAAACTCAGGATGCTGGTGGGTAGAAGACAAACCGGAAAATGCTGAAGTTGGACACGAACTTGGTTTAAAAAGTATCCTAATGGAACATGGTCATAATATGAGTCATGCCAACGAGCAAATTCCGGTTGTAAAAAATTGGCGGGAAATCTACGAAATTATCACCTCCTAAACTGCGTAGAGTTTCAACACTGACCCAATGATCCGGTGACGTTGTACGTCCCGGGCCTCTAATGCACAAACAGCAATACCTTCCACAGGTGTACTCTGTAAGCGTTCACAAAGATCCAGCAAGCCGTTGTCTCCGCTATGTCGGTCGGCTTGCTCCACATCTCCTGTGATCACTATCTTTGAATTCGTCCCTATTCGAGTCATCAACATCTTGGCCTGTGCCGGGGTTGCATTTTGCATTTCGTCGGCAATAATCCATGAGTTTTTAAAGGTACGGCCGCGCATGAATGCCAGAGGCGCAATTTCCACTACCTGATCTTCTATAAGGGCTACAATGTCCTGGGCACGATAATATTCGCGCATGACATCCAATAGCGGACGAGTCCACGGTTCCATTTTGGCAACCAAGTTGCCCGGGAGGAAACCATGTTGTTCTCCCTCTACACCCACTGCTGGGCGTGTCATTACGATCCTGTCACAATCACCTTCTCTCAGTGCCTTTACGGCCGCCTGCATGGCTAGATAAGTTTTGCCCGTGCCTGCGGGACCTACTGTAACTACTATGTGGGCGTCAGGGTCCTGTAGTGCCATAACCAAGCGTTCTTGATTTCGTGTGCGAGGGATCAAGTCTATGCGGCGCTGGGCCGTACTAGGTGCTGGGTTAAAGCTGATGGTGTTTTCTACTGCCTGATTCATTCTTTTTTGTGCTTTCGCTGATCGCTGTCTACTCAAGTGCTATTCTCCTGGTAAAAGTCCTCTCGGACCAACCTATTTACGGAGTGTGCCAACACAATAACCTGGTGTTATTTTTGTCAGATCTGGCCACTAAATACTGACCTGGCATAGTATTTCTCCACATTTGACTTCCCCCTGCTTCTGAATAAATACCTAGTGAGATAAAAATCTAACTATTTTAAGGGCGGCCAATGTCATCAAACATCGTAACCATAAGCGATTTTGCAATAAATTTAAATTCTGGGGCAAATACCCTGGTAGTTACCGGTGCAGTCAGTGCCACAGGTAACCTAATAACCACTGGATATTTGATAGGCAACGGCTCACAATTAACTGGTATTATTACTGCCGCTGGTAACCCAACAATTGCCAATGGCACATCAAATATATTTGTTGCAAATTCCAGCAACATTACCTTGGGTGTGGCCGGTAGCACAGTTGGTGTATTTGCATCAACAGGCGAATATGTAACTGGACTTATTTCAGCAAGTGGAAACGTAATCGCAGGCGGCGCATTAAGTGCCGCTGGCAATGTAAGTGTGGGCACCAGCGGTATAGTAATTATTGCCAACGTGGCCAATGCAACTGGCGCCGGAACTGGTGCATTACAAGTACAAGGTGGTGCTTCTGTCAGCAAAGATTTATGGGTTGTGGGCAACATTTATGCCAGCAATATTGTGGGTACAACTGCCAACGTGATCACTATCGAAGACCCACTGGCATATTTTTCCAGCTCCAGCACATATCCATACAATTACGACATTGGCTTTTACAGCCATTTTACAGGTGGCACAGGCAACACATATCAACACACAGGTATTGTGAGAGATTTCAATGATGCCACTTGGAAAGTATTCAGCAACGCAGGCGAACCCTCAGGCAGTGTGGTTACCTTCAACAGTGACACAATATATGATGCTTTGTTGGCAGGCAACATTACCTCTGTAGGTATTGTGAGTGCCTCGGGCAACGTGGTTGGCAACAATGTCACGGGCGGTAATGTATTAACTGGCGGGATAATGAGCTCCACCGGTAATGCCATTCATGGCAACATATTAACTGGGGGTTTAATATCCAGCACTGGTAATGCAATTGGTGGCAACATATTAACTGGTGGGGTAATATCCAGTACTGGTAATGCCATTCATGGCAACATATTAACTGGTGGCATTGTGTCCAGCACCGGTAATGCCATTCATGGCAACATATTAACTGGGGGTTTAATATCCAGCACCGGTAATGCAATTGGTGGCAACATATTGACTGGTGGCGCAGTTTCGGCTGTTGGCAATGTAACTGGTGCTTACCTTATTGGCAACGGCAGCCAAATAACCAATGTATTCATTGCTGGCTCAACCGGTGGCGCTATTATTAGCGGAACATCAAATGTAATCACAGCATACAGTAGCAATGTTACTGTGAGTGTGGGTGGCACATCAAACGTCGCTACCTGGGCAACCACTGGCGAATACATCGCTGGGGTCATAAGTGCTTCAGGCAATATTACCGGCAACTATATCTTAGGCAATGGCTCACAACTGTCTGGAGTTATTACAAGTGTGGCCAATATCAACTCAGGAACCTCAAATGTAACTGTGGTAAGTTCAGGTGGTAATATTGCTATCAGTGTGGGTGGCACATCAAATGTTGCTTATTTTGCCACCACTGGCGAATACATCACAGGATTGTTAAGTGTCAGCGGTAATGTGATTCCTGGTAACGTGACCACAGGCGGATTGGTCACAGCAACTGGTAACATAACTGGTGGCAATGTATTGACAGGTGGGCTGATTTCAGCAGGCGGTACTGTAACTGGCACAAGTCACTTGGGTGCAGTCGTTTCGGTAACAGCCAACATCACTGGTGGTAATGTATTGACTGGCGGTATTGTAAGTGCCACAGGCAACATTGCTGGTAACTATATTTTAGGTAATGGTAGTCAGCTGACTGGATTAGCGGCAACATATGGCAACGCCAACGTTGTGGCCAACCTGGCAGCACTGGGTTCAAACCCAGTATCAACTACAGGTAACATAACAAGCGGTAACATACTAACCAGTGGCCTGATAAGTGCTACTAGTACTATCACAAGTACGGCAAACATCACAGGTGGTAATGTATTGACTGCTGGATTGATCAGTGCTACAGGCAATATATATGGTGGCAATGTAATCAATTCGGGTATTAGCAGTGTTACTGGTAATATCATAGGTGGCAATATTATTACTGCTGGATTGATATCAGCCGCTGGCACAGTATCTGCATCAAGTTATTTGGGTGCTGTGGTAAGTGTTACTGGTAACGTAACCGGTGGCAACATTTTGAACAATGGATTAATTTCTAGCACTGGTAACAGTACCGCAGGAAACTATCTAACTGGCGGATTGATATCCGCAACTGGCACAGTAACTGGATCAAGTCATTTGGGTGCTGTGGTAAGTGTAACAGCAAACATTACAGGTGGTAACGTATTAACTGGCGGAATAGTCAGCGCCAGCGGTAACATTGCAGGCAACTACATCAGCGCCGCTGGTAACATTGCAGGTGGCTATATCAGCGCCAGTGGCAGTATTGTTGCTACCGGCCTAACAGTATCAACGGGCAACGTTACACTGGGCAACATCATCAACGCCAACGGCAATGCTGTGGGCAACATTGGTAGCTCAAGTGCATATTTCAATACCATATTTGGCAAAGCAACCACAGCACAATATGCTGACGTTGCTGAAATGTACACAGCCGATGCGGCCTACGCTCCTGGCACAGTGGTAGTGTTTGGTGGCTCACAAGAAGTCACACTCAGCACACAAAGTCACGATGTTTGCATAGCAGGTGTGATATCTACAAACCCTGCTCATTTGATGAACTCCACACTTGTGGCCGAACACACAGTGGCAGTGGCGTTGCTGGGACGAGTACCGTGTCAAGTGACAGGACCTGTGCAAGCCGGCGACCGAATGGTATCAAGTGATATTCCGGGTGTTGCAGAACGTATGGATATTGCTCGATATCAACCTGGCACAATTATCGGCAAAGCACTAGAAAACTACTCAGGCCCGGGCACAGGCACAATAGAGATAGTGGTAGGTAGACTATAAATGTCAACGATTGTAATAGAAGGCGGAATCACCATTGAGACCGGTATCTACATTGGTGTTGACGTGGATCTCTCTGTGTTTTTTACAACAGAGGACAGCAATCAACTGATCAGTGAAACAGGTGATAGTTTCATCGAGGAATAATAATGAGTAGTAATATTAAATTTAGTCAACTGCCCAATCTAGGCACTATCACAGCCAACACCACAGTACCGGTGGTTGCTGCCGGTACCAACTACACCATCACAGCGGCCAATTTACAAAGTTATGTAAACAGCAGTACTGGCAACGTAACTGCCAACTATTTCATTGGTAACGGATCACAACTCACAGGATTACCGGCAACATATGGCAACGCCAACGTTGTGGCCAATTTGGCTGCGTTAGGTTCTAACCCTGTATCAACAACAGGAAACATAACCGGCGGCAACATCCTTGGTGTTAATAATATCAGCACTGGAACTATCACACTCACAAACGGTGCAGTGATTCTAGACACAGCTGATGGCGCAGTGGCCTTTGGTAGCGGTGCTGGCATTAGCCCACAAGGCGAATACGCAGTGGCCATGGGCTTTAGTGCTGGACAAGGTTCACAGGGCAATGCCGCAGTGGCTATCGGTGGTGGGGCTGGTGAAACCTCACAAGGCGACTCAGCGGTGGCCATTGGTTATCAGGCTGGTGGAACCAATCAGGGCAACAATTCAATCATCATCAATGCTACTGGCACGACATTAGATCAAACCACAGCCAACACATTCACAGTGGCCCCGGTCCGCAATGATGTGGCCAATACGAGTCAAGTCATGTTCTACAACACCACTTCAAAAGAAATCACATATGGCAATACTATAAGTGTAGCTGGCAACATCACAGCCGCTAATTTTGTCGGTAATGGTAATACCTTATCTAATGTTGCTACTCAGGTAACCGGATCCTGGACAGTGCCTACAGGCAACAGCACTCAGAGTTTTACTGTGGCGGCCAGCAAGACCTACCTCATGTGGGTTGATTGCAATATCCCCAATGGTATCTTGGCTTGGAACGCCACGGCTACTGTTACCAATACCAATGTGCCTGTGGTGGGTGCTCAGTATGCCTGGGTCTACAACGGTGGTGGATCGCCCATTGACTTTACCAGCATACCCAATCAGTTCGTAGGCACAGCAAACTCCATAGTTCGTAGCAGTACGGCACCTAGCGCAACTACCAATAGATTTGACTTTGGTATCAACAACACCAGCGGCGGTAATGTCACTGTGCGTTACGGTTGGACCAAAATAAGTTAATGTATAAATCATGGTCAACTCACCGGCCGCCCTGCAGATCGTGAAATAACGCTTGAACTAAAATGTACTAAATAAACTATCATGCAAACACACAACAAACATGGCGTCCGCGATCGAGATCTATTCAAAGATCACACCGACTACTGGCAGGTAGCCGACAACATTCGCGACATTTACATGAGTGAGGGCAGTTTAACTACCCTGCTGGACTTTGAGCGTGTGCTGGACGAAGTAGATATCTACGCATTCAAGAACTGGGACATTGGGGAACTGGTGGACGGTCCCGAAATTGGCAAATACCGTGTGACCTGTACCTTTATGTGGCCGGAAAAGCTCATGCCCGATCCCCGTGGTGGGCGTAGACTTTTAGCATTTGACTGCGAAGTTGAATACCAACGCAAAGAAATAAAGATCCCCATTAAAATTACAGACCCCTCAGATTATCGCCCGGGCACACACAAAGCCAAGCTGACCACACGTGATGTGTGGCTAGTAACAATCACCATGCCCAAAGCACTCATGAACGACATCCGCACAGGATCAATCGAAATGGAAGATCAGGACATTGATCTAGACGAACTGGATCAGGCCTACGAAAACGATTTGGACAAAGAGGAAAATCAAAGCGATGAACAAGCCAACGATGCTCAACAATCCCTTCAACAGCAATCAGCCGCTACCGGCCCTGCTGTCTGAGGGTCTGCAATATAAAGACCTAGAGGGCATGATGAAGCCCACGCTTCACGTGGACGAATTTGCGGCCAAAATGGGTGATGACGATGATATCATTGTGCTATCATTCTTTGTGCGTGATTTAACAGCCGCCAAAGACCTAGTGGGATGGTTTGAAAAGGGCTATGACTTTGTGTTGGATGCCGATCGTAGCCCAGGTGAAATCAAGCCCAGCCGTTATCTAGTGTACTTAGAACTGCGTCGCCGTAGATCAGCACCACAGCACGTACAAACGCTGTTGGATGATTTATCGACACTGACAGAATTTGCCCCAGAAGAATGGCGATTCAAATACGATGGTCGAGACCATGAATGGTCTGAAAAGACCTTTAGTGAACTGGTGCCATTAACTCCGGATTCTTATAGAGCCACGCACGAAGATGACCTAAATGATGTGCGCACAGCGGCGGGTATTGCACCCAAAAAGATTCACGAAAAACTGCCGGATGATGTTAAATCATTGCAGAGCATGGCCGGGATACGATAATGAAGATAAACGACGTACTAGTAGAATTTGCACCCGCAGGTGGCGGAGGTTCAGGCAACTACTTTCAAGCCTTGGCCTCGGCCTGGTACAATGGTACCTTTGACACAGGCAGCCTGCAAAAAGGCATCAAGAGTCAAGAAGACGTGGAACGCTTGTTGAATCGCGGCATTGTGTGCCCAGACGGCAAGACTCGTAAACTGCATATTGATTACAACTCAGACTTTGACGGTGTGGAAATCTACAGTGATGACTACTATGAATACGGTGATCACGATGACACCATAGACAGTCGCACAGGCCAAAAATGGGGGCCATATGACTTTATGGCATTCTCAGATGATGAATTAAGCGAAGGTATTAATGAAAAGTTGGGTGCCAACAGACCCAGTCTAGGCAACCGACGCGATCAATTCCGGAACCTGCACAAGATGCGTAAACAACGTGGGCTAAATGAATTCTCAGCCGATGGTGGCGACAGTGGTGGCGACAGTGGTGGCGAAGACGATGCACTACGCAAATACGCTCAAATGTGGTGGACCGGAGACGAAGCAACGCAAATGCAAATTGAAGCCGCACTGGCCCGTATGGGCTGGGAAATCGGTGAGGACGAAGGCGGCTACGACAACGGCGGTGTGTTTGTGGTACGTGCTGGCGATGAAAATGGCAAAAGTTATACATCATGGCCCGCAGAAGATTTGTCAGAAGGTGTGGCGGAAGGCTCGTTAGATGAAAAGTCAACAAGCCAGGCACAGTTCCGCACAATGGCGGCAGCCGCACACAATCCTGAATTTGCTCGTAAAGTAGGCATCAAACAGAGTGTGGCACGAGAGTTTAATCAGGCCGATCGAGGGCAAGACTACAAGTCATTGCCAAAAAAGGCCACCGAAGGCGCTCCGGTCACAGCAACTCCGGGATCCATTGAATCCGGTGGAGCGGTGGACAATTTCAAACAACAAATGACCAACAATACTGAAATTGCTTACAAAAAAGGCATGGCGGAAGCCGCTTTTATGCACAGCGGACAAAGTGCTCCATTCAGTGGTGTTGGTGGCACTGCAAAATACGGGTATGGCCTAAACGATATACGAAATGCAAGGGCAAAAAAACCAGAAATTGATGCCAATCTGAGAAAATTTAAAGCATGGATCAACGGTGGCCCAAAGCCAGTAGATATAAATGATGTAATTCAATCTGTTGAAGTATATTTTACAAATATCAAACCGCCGTCAGATGCTAGAGTTTCAACGGCATTTAATCAAATATTAAATTCACAAGGCCAAGGTTGGGTCGCTAATAAAAATCAAGCCATGCTATTAAATCCATCATTAGACGCAGCCATTAGAGAACCATTGCCCAATCAACGTGCTGGAAATAATCAAAACGCAGATGGGTACCCTATCGCTCCTTCAAGGCCAATGGCTGGACAAGCGGCACAACCAGCACAAGCGGCACAACCAGCACAACCAGCACAAGCGGCACAACCAGCACAACCAGCACAAGCGACATCAGCACAAGCACCAGCGGCAGCGGCAAATTCAGCAAATCCTGTAGGTAAGAAATTTAATACTGCAAATGCTACAACTGTTACTCCGAAACCAATAACAAGACCAGCATTACCAATGCGAGAACAAGATACTGTAGAAAGCAAAAGCAAGCCCGCAGAAAAAGAAGCCGACTATGGTGATGATTATCAGCAAATGGTTTTGCGCTTGAAAAAACTGGCCGGTGCAGGTCCATTAAAGACTGTGTACGATCCGCAAAAGCGTGTGTATCGAAACATGCCCACAGCACAACAGCCCAAAAAATGACAAGACGCACAGCAAACGGTCGACCAGTTCCTGTGCTACAAGGCTCAGCAGGACCTGTAGCACCCAACCCACATGTACCACCACCCATGCCCGCACAGCAGGCAATGACACGATTACCACAGCCTGTGATCAACATGGGACTGGGCCTGAAACTAAACCCATGAGAGCTAACGAATTCGTCACTGAGAAAAAGCGCATGAAGCGACTGAAAGAACTTACTTTTATGGGCCTGAGTCCTTGCACCAAAGACTGTTCAGGACACCGTGCAGGCTACCGATGGTCAAAAGCACGTGGTGGTGTTAGCACAGCAAGCCCAAGCAACAGTTTTAACCGGGGTGCTGAAATAGCCAAGGCTGGCTACTAATTTTTCGTATAAACAAAATACAATCTATCATTGGCATCCTTTTTGTAGGTGTCTAAATGCAAGTTGTATTTCATTTCAAATTCTTTAACTACTTCAAAAGTCCAATTAAAAATGTCCACATACGGCCCTGTTCGGTGTGTGATTCCAGGATTGGCACGTAGATAAAACTTACCACCTGTGTCTAGTATATCCACACATTTTTTAAAACGACTTTCTATTTCGTCGCGGCTATTAAAGTTAATTGATCCTAGTGCAATGATAACATCGTGACTGCCAACATAATCAAGTATATCAACCATGTAGTCGGCACAATTATTGTAAGGATCAATACCAACCAAGTTACGGATTCGTCCTTTAAAGGGGTGATACCCACATCCAACATCAAGTACGCTACGAGGATTAACAGCGTTAATCTCGTCAGCAAGTTGCCAACCAGTGTAGTCATAGTCTCCGGTCCTGGGTTTCCAGATTTCTCCAAAGAAGCGATTGATATAACGCTCACTCAAGTCGTCTGTGATATATTTAAGCGAGCCCACGTAATCGCAGGGAAGGCTTAGTTCTGCTTCCACAGCATCTTTGAACTTTCTATAGCGAGCAGGCGTCCAGGGCAAGTCCTGTACTTGTGTATCAGCCGTGATAGAAATATCAGCATACTTGGGCAAATTAAACGCAGAGTGCAAATTTTTTTGTAAAAGGTTAAAAATTTTGGTGTTCATAAAAAATTTTGATATATAAGTTAGATTTTCAACAGTATTTAAGGAGTTTACATGTCAATCAAAAAATTATTAATTGCCGCATTGCTAGTGCCTGTGTTAGCATTTGCCTGGGAGCCTGCTAAACCTGTCACAGTTGTTATTGGCAACACACCCGGGGCTGGAAATGAAATGGCCTTTAGAAAACTTGCAGAAATTGTGCAGAAACGGAATCCCAATTTTGTGTATGTTGTGCAAAACATTCCTGGTGCCGATTCAGTTGTTGCCAACAACAAGTTTTTAGAAGCAGCCGCAGATGGCTTGACCATTAATTTGCCCAGCCACATGAGTTCATATGTAACAAATGATATCTGGGAAAAGTCAATAAAGAAATACAACTACGACTCATTTGTTGATGTGCTAACAATGGGTAAAAGTCCTTTAGCACTAGTAGCGTCAGTCAAAAGCGGAATTGAAACCCCACAAGACTTTGTGAAGTACATACAGTCCGGCAAAACAATCAACGTGGCCATTGGCGGCGGCGCACACCGTACTGCTTTTGAATACTTGATGGATCGAGCCCGTGGCAATCGAGACGCTGTTCGATCCATCAAGTTCAATGGCCCTGTTCCTGCTGTGCAAAGCGTGGGCCAATGGGATGGCAAGACCGGCACTGAATTTGGTATCATGCCCATTGCTGTGGCCAAAAGCCTGATAGATGCAGGCCGGGTCAAACCTATTGGATTCACAGGCACAAGAAAGATGCCACAGTTTCCCAACGTTCCGTTGCTAAACACTGTGGCGCCAGGCATAAACGTATATGCCGCGTGGTCAATTCAATTGCCCCCAGGTACCGGCAAGGACATTACGGAATGGTATCAACGTGAATTTTCAGCCGCTGTACGTTCAACAGAATATCGAGAATACACAGATGCCAATGTTATCTTTTATGCTGAAGATGAATTGACTCCTGCAGGACTAAAGCGGCACATGGAAGAATTACGTGCCGCCTTTTTACCTGTGCTGAGCAAGATTGATTTAAGTAAAGAATGAAATATATCTTTGATATGAAATCAAATTGGGAAACGAGTCGAGCACGTAGCACATATCATTTTAATTCCAAGCAAATTGATCAGCCTGCTGAAGTAATGACATACTTGGGACACATAGAACCCACGTGGTTGGCAGATTTAAATGACGTAATTGCCACGGCACGGCCAGCAACCTGGGCCACACGAGGCTACAAAGGCGAGGGCATTGAAGCACCACCAGAAGAATTGGCTGCGGAAGAATATGATTTAACAAGTCACGGCATGAGTCCGGACTTGTCTATCTCGCATTTAAACTGGCGCTTGCCCGAGAGTCTGCGACGCATTAGTGATGCATTTGCTCTGGCAGACTGTATGGATCGCATACACGTACAACAGCCCGGACAAGTGTGGAACTTGCACATAGACAAGTTATACAAATGGGATCCAGACCACCCCGAACAGGTCATGCGAATAATGATACAACTTACAGACTGGCAACCCGGGCAGTTCTGGAGTTACGGCAACTACAACTACAGCCAATGGCGTGCCGGCGATGTCACTACATTTGACTGGGCCAATGTCCCGCACTCTACTGCCAATGCTGGATTTGAACCCAGGGCAACATTACAATTAACCGGCATACGAACTGCCGCAACCATGGACTACCTAGCGGCAATACCCCGATGAAAACAATCTTAATCTTAACAGGGCCGCAAGGCTCGGGCAATCATTTATGGTCAAAAATATTTGCGCTACATCCGCAGGTTTGGGGTTGGTCAGCACTGTTAAATGATTACTGGATAGGGCACGATCAAGAGCCATTTGCCCAGTACTGGCAGGATCCAGAACAGTTAAAATACTTTAAATGGGCGCAAAGCGACTGGTATGTGACTTCAATGAGTGTGCCTTATATGAATAATGGTGAACCCACTGTGCCTGATTTTAAATCATTTGTGACTAGATTACAAGTGTCAGGCCTACGTGTGAAGTTTGCTGTGCTGGGACGGGACAGAAACATTGTCCAAATGCAACAAACCCGTGTGCGTGGCGCACCCACCCTGGCCACAGCACTGTCAGAGTTTGATCAATTGGCTGCCCCTGTGTATTTGAGTTATGAAATGTTGCATCTTTATGGCACAAAGTATCTAGAAAACGTACAACAACAATTGGCCTTTCCTATTGCTGTCAACGACGCTAGATTAACGGATATACTAGCAACAGACGCAAATGCCAAGTATTTTCAACCCATCAAGCATCATGCCACAGATGATCTTGCACGTCACACTTCAAGGAAACACCGATGAAACAACCACAACGTATATTGATAATGGGCCTGCCAGGCTCGGGCAAAACCTATCTTGCTGAAAGATTAAAACGCTATTTAGAAGCACACATGAATCCCATCAATGAGCATAGTCTTAGACCCATTGCTGATGCACAAGTCACAGTGGCTTGGCTCAATGCCGACGAAGTTCGCAAACACTACAATGACTGGGACTTCTCTGTAGAAGGTCGCATTAGACAAAGTAAACGCATGCGAGACCTAGCTGATGAAGCCAACACTGACTATTGTATTGTGGACTTTGTTGCTCCCCTGGTTGAAATGCGCAACAACTTCAAAGCGGACTGGTGCATCTGGGTAGACACAATTGATCGGGGTCGCTTTGAAGACACAAATCGAGCATTTGTTCCTCCCGAAGTGTATGACTTCCGCATTACAGAACAAAACGCGGAGAAATGGGCAGAGTTCATTGGACAACACATTGTTGACAATCAGCGTAGACCTACCTTCAACTGGCAGAAAGAAACTGTTCAAATGTTAGGAAGATGGCAACCCTGGCATGAGGGCCATCGTGCGTTGTTTGAACGTGCTATTGCAAAAACAGGACAAGTTGTGATACAAATACGCGACTGTCAGGGCTGGCAAGGAACTAATCCTTTTGCTATAGAGCAAGTGAAACATTATATACGCAGAGATCTAGACCCCATTTATCAAGGCCAATATGAAATACAAGTTGTTCCTAATATTGTTAATATCACTTATGGTCGCGACGTGGGCTATCGAATCGAGCAAGAGTCCTTTGACGACGCGATTACCGATATCTCTGCGACCAAGATAAGAAAGTCAATGGGATTAGAATAAGATAATTCCACGCTAAATATTAGCACTATGTGGATCTTACACTTTCTTCCTGACAGCATTATTCTTGCATTCTGTAACACTCTGTTATTCGCGGGCATTTTAGCCACCGCGGCAGGCTTTGTTGCGCATCGTATCCCAGGATTGTGGTCATATCAATTGGGTTTTAAACTGGGTGGTATTGCATTGCTAGTACTAGGCGTGTACTTTCGCGGTGGACTGGCTGTGGAAGAAACCTGGCGTGAGCGTGTGGCTGCTGTAGAAGCAAGACTTGCTCAGGCTGAAAAGGCTTCAGCAGATGCCAATACAAAAATAGACACAAAGTCACAAAAGAAAACAACGCAACTACGCGAACGCACCACATACATCCGACAGTATGTGGACCGTGAAGTTGTCAAGTACGATAACACTTGTACAATTCCTGAACCATTTATTCGGGCGCATAATGACGCCGCGGAGGCACCTAAAAAATGAAAATAAATGATATTTTAAATGAACAGTGGAGTCAAAAATACAAGAGCAGTATCAACTGCTCACACCCCAAAGGGTTTAGTCAACGAGCACATTGTGCCGGCAAAAAGAAACACAACGAAAGTGTTGAAATGGAAATGGTCTGCGAAGACTGTGGCATGTGTGAAACACACGGTAATGTAATGGAGATTCGGAAGGGTCAGAAAGACTCAAACGGATATACACGTTGTTGGCCGGGCAAACACGCCGAAGGCACCAAAAAAGGCAAGAATGGTGGACAGGTGCGTAACTGTGTGCCCAATGAAAGCGTTAACGAAGATGGCAAGCGATGCATGCAATGCGGTATGATCAATTGCAAGTGCCCTGGCGATAGTTGCAAGTGCAAGCCGGTCAAGGGTTGGGTGCCTGGCAAAGGATTCCGCAAAGCCATGGACGATGCTGCCAGTCGAGAACTGGCTGAAGAGTTTGATCTAATAGAAAACATCATTGAAGGTATTGCCGCACAAAATGGTGTAGACGCCGAAGCAGTATGGGCGGACCTAGAAAGTCTCACAGAAGATGAACTGTATGCGTTTGCTGTGACTTCACAACTGAACGAAGACTGGCAGAAAGCCAACAAGCGCGATAAGACAGATGGCATGAGCCAAAAGGCCGTGAACTCTTATCGCAGAGAGCATCCAGGATCTAAACTAAAGACTGCTGTGACAACCAAGCCCAGCAAATTAAAGAAGGGTTCAAAAGCCTCCAAGCGACGCAAAAGTTATTGTTCACGTAGCCGTGGACAAATGAAGATGCACAGCATTAGTTGTAGCAAGACGCCAGACAAGGCCATTTGCAAAGCACGACGTCGGTGGAACTGCTGATGCGTTACGCTGTAATACTTGCACTATTATTAACAGGTTGCTCAACTGTGGTTCCTGTTGCTGTGCGGTTTCCCGAGCCTCCAGGGCGGGGCGCAATGACTGCTTGCCCCGATCTACAGAAATTAAAAGACGATGCAAAGTTAAGCGACGTTGCTACCACTGTGACAGTGAACTACGGTACCTATTACGAGTGTGCTGTCAAAGCAGATGCCTGGCAGGAATGGTACGGGATACAACGAATTATATTTGAAAAGGCTGGAAAATGAGCACAATCTTGACACTAGACCAATTAAAACAAATGGTCAAGAATCCCCATATTGATCACTGGTATAACACCCTAGAACAATTACTGGACGATTATGATATCAACACTCCGCTACGTGTGGCACATTTCATAGCACAATGCGCACACGAGTCAGGCAACTTTGTTTTTATCAAAGAAAATCTCAATTACAAGGCCGCCAGCCTACAAAAGATTTTCGCCAAGTATTTCCCCACTGCTGAATTAGCACAGCAATACGCTAATAAACCCGAACAGATTGCCAACAGAATCTATGCATCAAGAATGGGCAACGGTCCTGAATCATCTGGTGATGGATATAGATACTGTGGGCGTGGACTCATACAGTTGACCGGCAAAGACAACTACACATTCTTTGCAGGAAGTCTTGGTATTAGTGTAGAAGAAGCCAGTGAATATCTGGCCACATTTGAAGGCGCCGCACAGTCAGCCTGCTGGTTCTGGGAACAAAACAATTTAAATCGCTTTGCTGACGCAAATGATGTCAAAGGTTTGACAAAGGCAATTAATGGTGGCTATATTGGCCTAGAAGATAGACAAAGCCATACGGAACATGCATTACACATACTAGGAACATGACATGGTAGCACCAATCAATTTCGGACCCGGAATCACAATAGGCAGTGGCGTTTGGATCGGAGCAGATCCACCCAATCTCTACACCACACTGGCAGGCAGTTTGCTGTTCAACGGCACCAGTCAGTATCTTGGTCTATCACCAGCATATACATTGAGCACTGGAGCCTATACCATAGAAGGTTGGTTCTACAACAACAGCAGTTGGGCCACAGCCTGTGGACTCTGTGGCACCAGCAACGCAGGCGGTCTGCATTGGTTCAACACCGATGCACAGTCATTTACCCTGGACAAAAACGGCGGGGGTGGCACCAGGACTTATACTTTTCCTGCTAACACCCTGCAGGTCAATCGGTGGCACTACATCGTACTCAATCGCAATGCCACCACACAGGTAGAAACCATGTGGGTGGGCACGTTTAGTAACACCGCCAACTATGTGACTTGCACCCAAGCCACAGGTGCTTCTGGCGGCACCAGCATCAGTGGTGGCACACAGGTCAACAGTCTTGATTATACCGGCGCCAGCGACTGGGTGGCCAGATACTATGGGGGATATTTCCCGGGCTATATCACTAACTTCAGAGCCACTACAGGTGCGGCCGTGTACAACAGCACGAGTTCAACAATCACAGCACCGTCAGCACCATTAACATCGGGCGCAAATACCAAGTATCTAATGTTGGGTGCCACAGTGACCACAGACACGTCGGGCACACAAACTGTGACCAATAATGGTACTGTGACACAAACCAACACAACTAAACCTTTCTAAGGAAACAACATGGCATTACCAGGAGTAGCAGTAGGGGCGGGCATCACAATAGGTGGCGGGATTTTTATGGGCACCGGCAGTCCATTGACCACCACTTCCGTTGGTCAAAATGTCACAGGCGGTCCAAGCAGTACAGGATTTTTCTTTGCTGTATTAAATAGAGGTTACCAAGGGTGGGATACTTTTGCTGCCAATGGCAACAATGGTTCTTGGACTGCCACAGGCAACTT